ACAGACTTCAGAGAAAAGGCCGTCATCGCCGACACCCGCGCCATTGCGGATACAGTCCTCACATATCTTATGGCCGCACTTTCTGGCCGTAACCCCATGTTCCAGCTTGAAGGTCTCAACCGAAAGTCCCGACAGTCCTCGCTTATATTGGAGCGTGTTTTACATCAGCAGATGCGGCGCACCGCCGGAGAGGCACGTCTGGCACAGTTATTATTGGACAGCATACGCTATGGCTTCGCTCCGACGAAGGTCGTCTGGGACGCCAAGTCAAACCAGAACCAAATAGTCAACTTCGATCCCCGCCGCTGTTTTCCTGACCCCCGTGTAAACTGGGGCGACTGGGAGAATATGCAGTACATTGTTTTCTCCGACTACTCTAGCTTCAACAGCCTTCTCTATTCTGGCATGTACCCGAAGCTAAAGAAGTTCCCTGCCCTGCGTCACAAGGTTTCGCCTCCCAGAAATGCTTGGAACGCACATAAGTGGCATCAGGAAGAAGGGCGGGGTCTTTCAATCGACCCCGCCAGTCCTAACCAACGCGAGCGCATGGATCACGCTTACTTCACGCTTGGCGACAGCCGCGTAGTAGACGAGGCGTGGGTTCGTCTTTCTGGCCATGAGATTGGCATTCCAGCAATCGACCAAATCTTTCTTGTCGTCACGATCCTTGACGAGAACGTAGTCCTGCGCTTCCAACTCAACCCATACGGCCAGCAGTTTCCGACGGTCATTGGCGGTTTATACCAAGATCAGCACAAGACTTACGGCCAATCTCTCTACGATCTCATTCTACCGATGCACGACATCGCCACATATCTTATGCGCTCTCGCATCGACAACATCAGCGCAGCCCTCAACAACCTTATCTTTGTTGACCCGACCCAAGTGTCAGTCCCAGACCTGATCGACCGCAACCCATGGGGTGTAGTCCGCACCTTGCCCGGCTCCAAACCGGGCGATGGCGTCTTTATTGCACAAGTCCCAGACGTAACGCGCGGTCACTTCAACGACATTGGTGCAATGTCTGAACTCAAGCAGCGCGTCAGCGCAGCGTCCGACGCCCAGCAGGGCATGCCCACCTCAGACGGCATCCGCACAGCCACAGAAATACAACGCCTAACTCAACTTGGCTCCCAGCGTCTTGGCGTCTTGGCTCGTATTATGTCTGCCACAACGATCCGCCCGATGGTCAGAATGATGACGGCCAACATTCAAGACAGCCTATCCATGCAAGGCTCCATAAAGATAGACCAGCAGAACATGCCCAACCAACTGGCAAGCATGGTTGAGGACGGCTACCTAGATTACGACGTGCAAAAAAATCTACAGGGTGACATCGACTATCTCGTGATAGACGGCACGCTCCCGCTCGAACCGACGCGCAATGCTGAAACATGGATGAACATGCTTCAGATCATGTCTCAGACTGGCTTGAACATGGAATACAACGCTGGCCAGATTGCAGAAGAGGCAATCCGCGCGATGGGCATTACAGATTTAGACCGTTTCCGCGTTTCCAAAGAGCAGCTACAGCAAGAAGGGCCAAGTCCCAGCCAGCAGATGCAGCTTATGGAGAAGATGCGCGGTGCATCCGTACAACCGCAAGACAATGTCCAGAACGAAGTTCAGAAGGGCAATCTTATACCAATGAGTGAGGCTAAGAGACGATGAGCCAGAAGAAAACCGCCCTAGCTTCAACAATAGATCAGAAGGTCGTTGACTACGTCAGCGAGGTTGAGCGCGTACAACAGCGCGACTTAGACGTTCGCGACGAGCAGCGCACGAGTGAAGTTGACGCCTTAAAATCTCAGATCGAAGAGATGCGCAAACGCATTTCGGAACTTGAAGGTCTAACGAACACAACCGCATTGGACGACAAGTACACCCTAACTAAGGCAAAGTTAGTGCGTCTGATGAAAGACATGGGGTATTATGACTGATGGGTATTACGCGTCCTACAGGTGAACAGTTAAGGTTTCGGAGCGCAACGACAGGCGACCACATTCTTGACACGTATATGGAGAACTCAGAGAAGGGTAGCCGCACGCTCCCTGATTTGATGGACGACTTGTTTGACGGCAGCGGCGTTTTCCGCTCGGCCAACTTTGAGTTCCGCTTTAACAGTACAGACGACAAAATCCAGTTCCGCGCAGGCAACTTCGCCAACAGCAACACTGGCTGGACGGACGTCACCACATTCTTCGACATCACTGGCACCTTCAACGCATCAACAACATACAATAACTTCGACCTCCTGACCCTGACGAACAAGGACGTTTACATCGTCCATGGCCTTTCATCTGGCACCACATTCGCAGACGAAGCGGCAGTTATTGCATCTGCCAACACAGAAAAGCTCGTAGACGTATCCGAGGCCAGAGACTGGGCATCCAAGACAGACGGTCAAGTTGTCAGCACGGACTACTCATCTAAAGCCTACGCAGTTGGCGGCACGGGCGTTGACACAACCACTGGCTCTGCAAAAGACTGGGCGATCAAAACCTCTAGCACAGTCGGCAATACTGGCGAATACTCAGCCAAATATTGGGCAACAAGCACATCAGTCACCACAGTTTCGTCTGGCATAGCCAACATCAACACGGTTGCAGCCGCAATCGCGAGCGTAAACACCACTGCTGCGAACATATCTAACGTAAACACGGTCGCTGGTATATCCGCAGACGTCACCACTGTTGCGAACATAGACGGCAACGTCACTACAGTTGCTGGCATTTCAGCAGACACAACCACAGTCGCTGGCATCGCACCGAACGTCACGACAGTTGCGGGTGTTGCAACAAATGTAACAACAGTTTCTGGCATTGCATCCAATGTCACGACTGTCGCAAACAACAACACCAACGTCACGACTGTCGCTACCAACGTGGCAGACGTGAACACGGTTGCAGGCGAGATTAACAACAACAACTTACAGACGGTGGCCAACGACATCGCCGCAGTTATCACACTTGCAGACGACCTTAACGAAGCCACGTCAGAGATCGACACGGTCGCTAACTCAATCACGAACGTGGACACAGTTGGCAACGACATCGCAAACGTCAACTCGGTCGCGACCAACATCGCGAACGTAAACACGTCTGCAACCAATATCGCCAACGTCAACACAGTTGCAGGCATCAGCGCGAACGTCACAACTGTGGCAGGCATAAGCGCAGACGTAACCACAGCCGCCACGAACAACGCGAACATTACGACCGTCGCAGGCATCTCAGGAAATGTCACAACGGTTGCAGGTATATCAGCCAACGTAACAACTGTCGCGAATATCTCGGCAGACGTCACGACCGCCGCAACAAACGTAACAGCTTTCAACAACACCTATCTTGGCGCACAGTCGTCTGCACCAACGCTTGACCCAGACGGATCAGCCCTAGACCTCGGCGATCTGTATTTCGACACTTCATCCAACACGATGAAGGTGTACTCGTCTTCTGGTTGGACAAACGCTGGCTCCTCAGTCAACGGCACAGCAGACCGCTTCACCTACACAGCGACCGCAGCCCAGACCACTTTCACTGGTTCAGACGACAACACAAATACTCTGGCCTACGACGCTGGGTTCCTCGACGTCTACATGAATGGCGTCAAGCTGGTGAACGGATCAGACTTCACCGCGACTAGCGGTACATCAATCGTCCTCGCTTCTGGCGCAGCACTGAACGACACACTAGAAATCATTGCTTACGGCACATTCACGCTGTCAAACCAGTCGATCAACGACATGACAGACGTATCCACCTCTGGCGTGGCAGACAACAACTTGCTGGCTTACAACAGCACGAACTCACGGTTCGAGCCAATCCAAGACCCAGACGTCCGCTTCGTAACGGCTGAACAGATCAACCTGCGCAGCCCCGTCAACACTGGTAAGGTTCTCGTCTTAGACGTCGAGCAAGGCGACGTCATTGGCGTCGGCGACCTAGAGATTTACGACGACCGCACATCTGGTCACGGCTATATCAAGCGCGGCGACACAAGCGTCCAAACTATCGCGGCAGACACTGTCTCGATCACAGACCACACTGCTCAGAACCAGCGTGCTGCATTCAGCTCAACAGGTCTTGATGTAACTGGCACAGTGACGGCTGACGGGCTTACTGTGGATGGTAATGTGACGTTTTCATCGTCAGATACATCTGACCAGTTTATTATTACTAATACAGATGGAGGCGCAAGCACGGCTCCAGACTTGGTTCTGTATCGTAATAGTTCTTCACCCGCCGCTGATGACAGTATTGGGGTTGTTGAGTTCAGAGGCGAAGATAGCGCAGGAAATTCACAAACATACGCAAACATCATTGGTTCTATAGTTGATCCTACTAGCGGCTCTGAAGACGGTAAAATTTCTTTTTACACCGCAGCGGGTGGAACTACTAACTCACGCTTTTTAGATGGGACAAGTGGTGTATGTAGTCTTCAACATCAAGGCTCTACTAAACTTAACACAGATGCTTCAGGCGTTACCGTCACAGGTCGTATAAATTGGTCTAATGATAACGTAGTCAACACCTTCCCAGGTGGTACGGTTTTACAGGGTACTGGCAGCGGCTGGAACTTGAGAGCGCACACGAGTAATAGCAGTTCCAGCGCACAAGTTTTTGGCGTTATGAAAAGCACACAAAACCCAAGTGGTAGTGCCTCTGGTTCAATCCTTTCGTGTTTGAATAACGGCGAAGTAAATATTGGTGGTAGCGCAGGGATTAGTGGAAGAACATTAAATGTGACTGCCCCCGCAAACAGCCACACTGCAAGTTTTAAAGGTTCAACAGCGGGGTATGCAACAGTAGAAATTGTCCAAACTGCTACGTCAGGCGCACGTCAGCTTGTTATGTTTAGAACAACGCAAGGCAGTGGTGATCTGGGTTCAGTTACACATGATGGTACAGGCGTAACCTACAACACAACCTCAGACCGCAGACTTAAAGATAACATCGAACCTATAACAGATGCCACAGATAAACTAATGTCTATGAAGCCTGTCACGCACACTTGGATTGCTGATCCAGAGGCAGATGCAGTCCACGGCTTTATCGCCCAAGAAATGCAAGAGATCGTCCCAGAGGCAGTCAGCGGCGATCCTGATGGCGAAGAGATGATGTCTATGGATTACGGACGCATCACGCCTGTCCTAGTAGCTGCACTTCAAGAAGCAACAAACGAAATTAAGGCACTTAAACAACGTGTCTCAGAATTGGAGGCAATATAATGGCTAGTGGCAAACTTTCCCATGATCGCATAACTATCCCTACGCTTTCATCCGCACCCTCATCCCCAGCGGATGGAGATATGTATAAAGATACAGTTGATGGAATTGTAAAAGTATATAATTCTAGTGATGCTAAATGGGAAGGTTTGACAAACAAGTTTAGTGCAACAGGCGGCACAATAACTACTTATAGCAGTGGCGGAAACAATTACAAAGTTCATACCTTCACATCATCTGGCACTTTTTCTGTTGCGGGTGGAGAAGGCTCTATAGATTATTTAATTGTAGCTGGCGGCGGCGGTGGCGGCGGCGGTGCAAACGCCACTTATCATGGTGCCGGCGGTGGCGGTGCTGGTGGTATGCTAGAACTTAACAACACAATAAGTGAAGGAACGTACTCAGTAGTTATCGGAGGCGGCGGCAACGGTGGTGCGGGGGGCAGTAACTCCGGTGTAAATGGAAGTAACGGCGGCAATTCATCATTTAATTCACAGACTGCAATCGGTGGAGGTGGAGGTTCTGGTGGCAGAAGTTCTGGTGGTTTGAGTGGAGGCTCTGGTGGTGGAGGAGGTGCTGGAGCATCAGCCGGTAGTGCTGGTTCGGGAACTTCTGGTCAAGGTAATAGCGGTGGAACTTGGGCTTCACTAGGTGGTCATGGCGGCGATCCATACGGTGCCGGTGGCGGCGGTAAAGGGGCTGTTGGTGGTAATGTAGCTCTTACAGCGGCGGGAACTGGCGGTATCGGGGCGCAAAACTCTTTAAGAACAGGTTCTAATCAATACTACGCTGGCGGTGGCGGCGGCGGTGACGCTCTAAACGGTAGTGATTACGCTTCCAGTGGCGGTGGTTTTGGCGGTTTTGGCGGTGCTGGTAATGGTGGCTCTACTGGAAATGGCAGAGGCGGTGTTGGAGGTACTGGTGGCCCGAACACTGGCGGAGGCGGCGGTGGCGGTCAAGGCGGCACACCACAATATGCTGGTGGTAATGGCGGTAGCGGTATCGTTGTTATCAGATACACAGTTTGAGGTGAATGAATGGCACATTATGCAAAAATATTAAACGGGCAAGTTGTTGATGTAATGAGATGCGAAGACACTTTCTTTGAAGACTTTGTAGATACTTCACCCGGTCAGTGGCTTCAAACATCTTATAATACTTCTGGGGGTGTTCACCATGACCCAGAAACAGGTGAGCCATCAGAAGATCAATCTAAAGAACTTAGAAAAAACTTTGCGTCTGTAGGCGGTACATATGATGCAGAAC